CATGAAAGGGCACTGGTAATGTCAACTCCAAGCTGGGTCATGACCTACGACTCCCTGAACTCCACCGTCCTTCAGTACCTGGAGCGCAAGGATCAGGCGGTTGTAAACGCCATCCCAACCTTCATTACGCTGTGCGAGTTTGAAATTGCACAGGAAATTAAGACTCTCGGGCAATTGAACGTGGTCACGGCAAACATGACCGCAAACAACCCCGTTATTCAGAAACCAGCCCGTTGGCGCAAAACAGTTTCAATGGCAATCAGCACAGCAAGCGGCACTCAGCCTGTTTTATTGCGCAAGTTTGAATACCTGAAGACATACTGGCCTGATGCCAGCCAAACAAGCCCACCTGAGTTTTATTCAGACATTGACTATGACCATTGGTATGTTGCACCTACGCCAGATCAAGCCTACAGCTTTGAGGTGTTGTATTACGAGCGCATTCAACCTCTATCTTCAACTGTCCAAACCAATTGGCTGACTCAAAATGCGCCAAACGCCATGTTGTATGGCACTTTGTTGCAGGCCATGCCATTCTTGAAAAACGACCAACGCCAGATTTTCCAGCAGAAATACACCGAAGCAATTTCTGCATTGAAGACAGAAGACACAACTCGCGTTGGAGACCGTCAAACAATTGCTATTGACACCTAACATGTATCACATTTACATAATCACAAATATGGTCAATGCGATGCAATATGTAGGCATCACAAAAGATCTAAAGCAGAGGTGGAAGCAACACAAATCCACCAATGGAAGCTCACGGTATTTGCACCCTGCAATAAAAAAATACGGCATAGAAAATTTTGTGTTTACTCATGTGGCTGATGCTTTTAATTTGGACTGCGCAAAATTTATTGAAAAATTGTTTATCAAAGAAAAAAATACCAAGGCCCCTTTTGGATACAACTTGACAGATGGCGGCGAAGGAACAATTGGTTATGTTTTTTCAGAAGAATCAAAACAAAAAATGAAAGATTCTGCAAAAGGGCAAGAACGAAGTATTGAATCAAATATAAAACGCTCAATCACTTTAAAGGGAAACAAAAATAGCCTTGGAAAGTTTCATTCAGAAGAAACCAAAGCAAAAATGAGTGTTTCTCAAACAGGCAGAAAACATTCTGAAGAATCCAGAAGAAAAATAAGTATTAAGCATTTAGGGAAAAAACACTCGGCAGAAACAATTGCAAAATTGACTGGCAGAAAACATTCCACAGAAACTCTTGAAAAGTTAAGATTGTCACATCTTGGAAAAAAACTTTCTCCAGAGTCAATTGCAAAAAGAACGGCAACATTGGCTCTGAATAAAGCAAAAAGACTTGCCGAGAAAGAAACATCATGACTACATACATCGACCCGTTTACAAATCAGACCGTCAACCCATCTCAGGTGGGCTACGAGGCTCTGACCATCTCTGCTAACACCATATTGCAATGGCCCGTCAATGGGAACAATTCCAATGTTGTTTCCAACATCATGGACATCACAGCGACTGTTGATGGCCTCTCTCTGATTCTTCCATCTGCCCAGCAGGTATCTGTTGGTCAAAACATTATTGTTAGAAACGTCGGGTCACACACATTCAACGTAGTCGATGCTGGACTGCATGTGATTGCCACCATCAATTCTGGCATTGCTGATTTCATCTACTTGACCAGCAATACTTCTGATAGCGGCTCTTGGACAGTCATTACCTTTGGCGCAGGTACATCTTCAGCCAACGCATCAACCTTGGCTGGATACGGTCTGATTGCCTTGAATACCACGTTGAATCAGGCGTACAACACAACCACTATCTCATCCAACTACACCATCCTTGATACCAATCGTGCTGGCTTTATTGTGTGGAATGGTGGCGTGGGCACGCTTACCCTTCCAGTTGCATCTGCTGTTGGTAACAATTGGTTTGTGATGATCCGAAACGGTGGGCAGGGTATCCTGACTGTTCAGCCGCAGGGTACAAGCAAGATAGATGGGAACTCAAACGCTCAATTGCAGTTGACTGAATCTTTTGTGGTTGTCTGCAATGGAACAAACTTTTTTACCTTTGCCTATGGTCGATCAAACCAGTTTGCGTTTACAACCCTTGCAAAGTCTGTAACAGGCGGCACAGTTACTTTGACTTCCGCAGAAGGCGCAAACGTCATTCAGGAATACTACGGCACGCTCACCTCAAACTGTACGGTTGTTGTTCCTTCTACCGTTCAGCTTTATTCTTTGCAAAACAATACGACTGGTGCATTTACCCTGACGTTTAAAACTTCGGCTGTTGGTGGATCAACTGTCACTTTGGCTCAAACGCAAACAATCATTGTGATTTGCGATGGCACAAACGTATACAACGCTCAAACTGCACAAGCCTCAACATTGGCTTCTTTGACACTTGGAAACGGTAGCGCGGCGGCTCCTTCGTTGAATTTTGCTGGCGACAACTTTACTGGCTTGTATTTGGTTGGTAGTGGTCAGCTTGGCTTTTCTACATCTGGAGTTAAGGAGATGACGTTGACATCTGCTGGGCTGTTGGTTGACGCAGGCATTCCTGGAGGCTCGTTTTGACAGCAAAGGTCACAACACTTGCCATCAAGCCCGGTATCCAGCGGGACGGGACGCAGTTCGCCTCAGACACTTTTGTTGATGGCGAATGGGTTCGTTTTCAGCGTGGCCTGCCTCGCAAGATGGGTGGCTATAACGGAATTTTTTTGAACGCCACAGGCATATCTCGCGGGATGACCATGACCTCCGTCAATGGTTTGAACTATGTAGTTTCAGGAATCTATTCCGGCATCGAAGGCTGGTCAACCGACAATGATGATGGCATTGGTTTTGGCCCAACGCCTTACACAATCACGTCTGGCTTTTCTTCAAGCGACAAAAATTTGTGGCAGTTTGATATTGGCTATGACTCCACGGGCGGCGGCACAAACCAACTGATTGCACACCCAGGACAAAATCTGGTTGCAATTGACAGCACCGTCAACACACGGCCTTTGTATGGCGTGTTTCCAGGCTCTACGCTGGCCCCTGTGGGCGTTTTTACGGCTTCTGCGACCCTTACCAATACCAGCACCACCGCCACCCTTTCCGTCGCCAATACGGCAGTTGGAGCAGGTCTTTCTGTGAGCGGAACTGGCATTCAGGCTGGAACCACCGTGGTGTCAGTTGTTGGAACAACCGTCACGCTGTCCTTGCCTGCCACAGCGTCAGGTGTTCAGTCCTTGACCTTTGACAACAACATTTCCGTGTCTGGTGGCGTGGTGATGCTTCACCCCTACCTCTTCGTCTATGGAAACAACGGCTTGATTCAAAATTGTGCCGCTGGGGATTTCAACAACTGGACATCCTCAGACGCCAACGCCAACAACGTGTCCACTGGCAAGATCGTCAAGGGTCTGCCTGTGCGTGGCGGTACAACTTCGCCCTCTGGATTATTCTGGTCTTTGGACTCCGTGATCCGTGTCTCCTACACGCCATCCACAGTGAATGGATTGAACTTCTACTGGCGGTATGACTTGCTGACCAGTCAGACATCCATCATGTCTTCGCAGTGCGTGATCGAGTATGACGGCATCTTTTACTGGTGCGGCGTTGACCGCTTCATGATGTACAACGGCGTGGTTCAAGAGATTCAGAACACCATGAATCAGAACTACTTTTTTGACAACGTCAACTACACCCAGCGTCAAAAGATATGGTGCACCAAAGTGCCTCGCTGGGGTGAAATTTGGTGGTTCTATCCCAAAGGTGATGCAACAGAATGTACTGACGCCATTGTCTACAACGTGCGAGAAAAAACTTGGTATGACGCAGGCCAGTCTCCTGCCGCAAGACGTTCTGCTGGAACTTTTTCAGAAGTGTTTCGCAAGCCAATTTGGGCTGGCAACGAAGTCAACACACAAAACAAATACACCCTGTGGCAACATGAAACTGGAACCAATGAGGTTTACCTGACCAATGTCAACGCAATCAAGTCATCGTTTGAAACATGCAACTTGGGTTTGGTGACTGGCACTCCTGGAAGCCCACAGCTTGTTGGCGACAACGTGTGGGCGCACATTGAGCGTGTCGAGCCTGACTTTATTCAAAACGGGCCAATGAATTTGTATGTGACAGGCAAGGGATATGCAGATGATGTTGACATCACATCCGATCCATATACCTTCAATCCCGACACGCTGAAGATTGACATGCGCGAACAGCGCCGTGAATTGAGATTGAAGTTTGAATCAAACTGCCAAAATGGTGACTATCAAATGGGCAAGGTGTTGATGTCCATAGATGGCGGCGACGTTCGCGGGACAGGGTCGCCATGATGGAAACTAAAACTTGCTCAAAATGCAATGAAACTAAAACAGTTGATTTGTTTTACAAGCGTAGCGATTTAACGGGCAAATACACGTCTCATTGCAGGGCTTGCAAGCGTGCTCATGACAATGCTCATTGTGCGCTTCCAGAAACCAAGAAAAAACGCGCTGAGTATTCTAAAAAATTGCGATCCACACCAGAATACAAAGCTAAAGAGTCTGCATATAAATATGTTTATTACCGATTGCCAGAAAAACGCGAAGCGGGAAAAATAAAACAAAGAATTCGTCGCTTAAACCCAGAGGTTGTTCAGCAAGAAAGATTGCGTGATGCGGCTTATGCTAAAGCAAACCCTGAAAAGTTTGCTATGAAAACTCGAAAACGCAAGGTGGCAAAATTACAACGCACACCATTTTGGTTGAATGCTGGTCAGCAATTTGAAATGGAATGCATTTACAAGTATTGCGCATCATTGCGTAGTATTGGCCTTGATTACGAAGTTGACCACATTGTTCCTTTGCAAGGCAAGACTGTTTCTGGACTGCATGCGCCTTGGAACCTTCAAGTTATTACGGCATCTGAAAATGCGTCGAAAGGGAATCGTTTATGGCAATAGCCTATGACCCTCGTGGAATGACTTGGGATCAATGGTGCAAGCTGACTGAAGAGCAATTTGCGCCTCAACAGTTGGGTCACTTGCCAGAGGATCAGTGGAGAGATTGGGTTGATGGTTTGAATGGCATTGGGTACTTTATCAGTTCAGCAGTGCCAGACCAAAGACTGTTTGCAACATGGAATGATTGGGCCGAGCATTTTGTAGGCATCATGAGGATTGAAGGATAAACATGGCTACACAGCAAAGAGCAAACATGCTGGACATCATTAAACATGATGCAGAAAGTTCTGGCGGAAATTTTGACCAAGTTTATGACGCCTTAAAAAGTGGCATTGACAGCGGCAAGATGAGAGTTTTGCGCCATGGCAATACTTTGATGATCTACACCATTCATGATCGAGGTGTGGCTGAGATACACATTGCAACTTTGGATAACCCACAACAGATCATTGAAGCCTTCAAGAGTTTTTATCATGCGTTTAAGGTTGCTGGGTTTACAACTTTGTTTGCAGATATAGACAATCCACAAATCATTCGTTTGGTTGAAATGTCCAAAATTCCTTTTGAAATGAAACAGCAACAAGGTCTTGGCGGTCACACAACGTATCAATTAACCATAAGGGTGAAATAATGGGTGGCGTAGTAAAGGCTGTTGGAAATTTTGTTGGCAATGTTGTCAATACTGTTGTCAATACAGTTGAAAACATTGTCAAGAACCCGCTTCCGACAATTGAAACAATTGCATTGAGTGTTGTTGGAGTTCCCCCTCCAGTTGCAAGCGCCATTGTGGTCGGCATGAATGGAGGCAGTCCACAGGACATGCTTCGAGCCTCCGTGGCTTCATCTATACCAATTGTTGGTAATGAGGTTTCTGCATCACTTGGTGTATCTCCAGCCGCAGGCAATGCAATTGCTTCCGCTGGTGTCCAAGTTGCGCTTGGTGTTCCTATTGATCAAGCTTTGACAAATGCCGCCACAAGCGCGGCTGTGAATGCAACAAAGCCAGAGGTTGCGGCTGAAGTCAACAGCGTCATCAGCAATCCTAATATTGCAAATGCAGTTACAAATGCCGCAACAAGTGCAGAGTCCGCAATTCTCAAAGGCGGTTCTGCCGATTCTGTTACGAATGCAATCACCTCCTCACTGACCAATTCAACTATTTCGGCTGGGTTAAATTTAGGCAAAGATTTATTGTCTCAACAACAAGGTTTGCCAAATGTCACACCATTGAGTGCGGCAATTGATCAGACTCCAATTGACCAGTCTGTGTCTTCTTTGCCAAATGCTGTTGTTTCGCCTTTGGACTCAACCGCTCCATCACCAACAACTCAGCCGCTGAATTTGCCGGAAGAGACAACATCACCTATTGATACCTCTTTCAAACCTGATTATTCCCTGGCCCCCTCATCTGGTCTTGGAAATTTGGGCCTTAAAGCACCTGTTTCAGAGACAACTTCAGATGTTGGAAACGTGCCTGTTGATTATTCTTTGAATGATCAAACTCAGACAACTGGTGAGCCTCAACTTGGTCTGCCAACATCGCCTTCAATTAAAAGCATGGGTGGCGCACAAGGTCTGACGGTTCCAGTTGATGGTGGCACTGTTGGGCAATTAGGCTTCACCGCAAATAACGCCTCACCAGTCCTTGGAGATCCAAGATCATTTATCAATGATCCAACCGTTCTTGGCTCGCCTGTAATGGCTGTTGATCCTGCATATTTAATTGGCTCGGGTGGCGCAAAATCAAGCGGCACAAGCTCGGCCCCCAAGTCAACATTTGGCGGCAATACGCCGCTTAACGCCGTGAGTGCCACCGCCCCCAAGTCAACATATTCGACTCCAATTGACAGCGCAAGCCCACTTGAGAGCTACGCTACCACCACGGGTGCAACCAATCCTTTTGAATTGGACAAGCTCAAGCAGTTATTTCCTGGATTGACCCCGGACATGGCAAAAATTTTGATGGATCGTGTAGGGGTTTCGCCATCTGTTTTGACAGCCTTGCAAAGTTCAGCAAATGAGCCACAGCAAAACTCCAGGTATGAAGACATTTCTCCTGCTGGCCTTGCAGATTTTGGTCAGCCATCAGAGTTCGCCCATGGTGGAAATGTTGAGTTGCCCAAAGACCACAAGCCAGAGTTCATCACTGGTCACACCGGGCACTACGTCCAAGGCCGTGGCACAGGCCAATCAGACGACGTTCCAGCCGTTTTGCACGACGGTGACTACGTTATTGACGCCGACACTGTTGCGGCCCTTGGAGACGGCTCCAGCAAGGCTGGCGGGGGTGCTTTGGAGCAGTTCCGCAGAAGCTTGCCCGAACACCACTCTGGTGGCGGTCAGCCCATCCCGGCACAAATTGCCGATGGCGAGTATGTTCTGCCTGCCGGGTTTGTGACCACGCTGGGCCATGGCTCCAACAAAGAAGGCGCAAAGATGCTGGATGCAATGCGTGAGAAAATAAGGGCGCACAAGAGGTCGGCCCCAGATTCAAAAATACCTCCCAAGGCAAAAAGCCCTCTCCAGTACATGCGTGAGGCAATGAAAGGTTAATCATGGCAGACTTACTTCAAAGCTCAGCAACGACGGCAACGACAGCCCCGTCGTATTACACCAATTACCTGACCAATCTTGCTCAGCAGGGCCAACAGGCGGCTCAAAATGCTCGTTACGTTGGTGCTGAGCCACTGCAATTGCAAGCGTATAGCGATGTTGCCAAGAATGTAGGTAACTACCAGCCTGCCTTGCAAAGCGCACAAGGTCTCTTGTCTCAAGCTGGAAACGTCAGCCCGCTGTCTGCCGCCCAGCCTTATTTCAACAATGCCAATGTTGACCAATCGCAATTGGCTCAGCAGTACATGAGCCCTTACACGCAAAACGTGGTGAACTCAATTGGCACATTGGGCCAGCGCAATATCCAACAAAACTTAGCCCCTCAAGCCACTGCCGCCGCAGTTGGTTCGGGTCAGTTTGGCTCTCAGCGCGGCGCTCAAGTGTTGGGTCAAACCATTCAAAACGCCAACACAGACATCCTGGCTCAACAAAACCAAGCTTTGCAGGCTGGCTATCAAAATGCCATGACCAATGCTCAAAAGCAACAAGCCCTGGAGGCCCAATTGGGTCAAACCGCAGGCGGCTTGGCGGCTACAGGCCAAAGCAACTTGATCAACGCCGCCACTATTGGCGGAAATTTGGCTGGTCAAACACAAGCCCTTGGACTTGGTGATGTCAACGCATTGTCAACCCTTGGCGAGCAACAACGCACAATTGCTCAAAATAATCAATTGTTTCCTTTGCAGGCACTGTCACAGCAGGCCGCATTGCTCAAGGGGTACACAGTGCCCACAACATCGGTGCAGACGATGCAGGGCTCACCTTTGTCTGCAATTTCTTCTCTTGGCGCAACAGCCGCAGGATTGGCCCAGCCAACCTACACAATCGACCCAACAACTGGCAAAGTGGTTACAGGCCCAAGTATTGGTGGCAAAGTGTTCGGAGGTATTTCAGACTTCTTTGGTGGTTTGAAGTTGCCTTCGTTTGATACTGGATCAATAACATCAACCACACCTGTTGATCCAAATACACTTCAAGGCTACACCAACTCGCAAAATCCAGTTGAAACACCAATAGATTGGACGACTCCTATTGGCGTGACTGATTGGCAAGCGTATGCCAATTCGCAGAAAAAATATGACGAAAACGGCAACCCAATTGAATAAGGGAATAAATCATGGCTGAAGAAAAATCACCATTGGCATCTTTTGGCGTTCCAGACCCAAGCAAAATCAATTGGTACAAGGCTCCAGACAATGCTCAACAAGAGTATCAAGACATTCAAGAAAATCTTTTGAGCGCCTTGCAACAACGTTATGCGGAGCCAAACTGGTTTAAGGTAGCCGCAGGCTTTGCTAAGCCCCAGCTTGGCGGCTTCATGGCATCCCTTGGAAGTGCATCTGAGGCTCTTGGTGAAAATGTTGAGCAACAACGAGCTTCCTTATTGCCTATTGCTCAGGTTCGTGCAAATCTGGCGCTGTCCAAAATCGGCATGGAGCAAAACAAAGCCGCCGCAGATGCATTTGCTGATTGGAAAAAATCCAACAAGCCAATGGACGAAAACACTTACACAGACATTGCTGGCTTGGCTCCAAATTCAGCCGTTGCATCTGCCGCAAAAGCGGCGTTTGATGCTGAAAAAACCAATCAATCTTTGCGCACATCTCAAAATCAACTGTTGAGTTCACAGCTTGACAGAAGAATGTTGGTTGCAAAAGAAATGATGGCAAATCAACTGATGACAAGAGAGCAATACAACAATGAAATTAAAAATATTCAAAAGCTTTCTGAGCAATTGAGTCCTCCTATTGTGCCAACTGGAACAACAGGAAATGCAGAAGAGCCAAGAGCAAAAGATGTTGGTCAAGGCGGCAATCAAGGCGCAAATCAAGCATTGCCCTCAACAGTAACTCCTGATTTTTTACCTGAAGCCGGACAATTTGCAGAAGCAACGCCACCAGCGGTTCCTTTATCAAATAAGCCTGACTGGTCAAAGATAAAGTTGAAGCCCACAATGTCTACAGATCAGCTTATTAACGGAACAATTTTAACAAATCAAGAAAATAAACAAAACGAGCAAACAAATAAAAAAGCCGCCGCACTAGAAGCGCCTGCGGAGGCTCAATATGCTCATTTAACAAAAATGCTAGATCCAAACAATCTTCCAATTTATGAATCGGCAGTAAAAGCAATACCCGCACAATATGATGCCGACCCAAAAGGCACTATGGACATGGTAAATTTAATCCGAGGCAATGGCGTTTGGGCCGCTGTTTTGAATGCGGGATTGAAAGCAAGTTTTAATGGAACATCGGTAAGTGCTGGCCTTCCTGTTCTTGAAGGATTGATGGCAAAAATGAGTGAGCCAGATCAAAACAAATTCGATACATTGTTGAAAAACTTGTCTACCAGTGCTTTTATTGGCGCTCAATTGCGTGGATATGATCCAGAAAAAATGGGTGCTGAAAAATGGGCATCTGTTATGGCGCAAGAAATGAATGCCTCAAATGGCATCAAAGCAATTTTGCATCAAAACGATGTCACTCAAAAGCATATTGACTACAACAAAGATTTGTTAGCCAATGTACAAGAAGGTTTGCAACACCCTGACTTGCAAAAAAGCATAACGCCATTTTATGATTCGTACAACAAATATCCCGGATCAATTGCGGCAAAAAAACTTTTTGAAGCAAAGCTTAAAAAAATAACTGATGATTACTTCAGTAATGGGGGTAAAAAATAATGGATAAAGAAGCTCAAGATGCAATTGATGCCTATGTGAAATCCCAGCTTGAAAGCGAAGGCATAAGTCAGCCATCAGCCACTTCTTCTGTCAAAGCAAAGAAGCCAAACCCTCCCGCCCATATTCCTGGCGAAGCCCCCGCAACAAATGTTGAAGGCGAACCCACGGCATCAGAAGGCGAGCCAAGCAATGAAGAAGAAAACCCAAACATAAAAAGATTTCGACAAATAGAAGAACTTGAAAGACAAAAAAAATCAGAAGAAACAAAAAATCAAGACAATGCTTTGACTGGTCTTGTTGGCCTTGGTGCTGGCGCTGGTGCATTGGGCCGTTATATGGTTGGAGAAGTAGGTGGGAACTTGCTTAAGCCATCAGAAAAACTTTTTGCTCAAGATCAAAAATTCAATCCTGAAACAATTGAAAATTTAAACAGCATCAACTCCACAATCAATGCGCATCAAGATACTATCGACAAGATCAACGCAAAAATTTTGGAGACGCTTCGCAATCCAAATGTTGCCTACACTGGTGATCCAAATTCACCTGGGGCATTATGGGCAAGCAAAGTTGTCAACCAAGATCGACCAGACACAAGCGTAACCGAAGCGGCAAACTTGTACAACAGAAGCAAAGGTCAAGGCCTCGTATCAGGTCGCATGACAAAAATGTGGGGTGCAAGACAAGCTCAAGAGCCCGGAGAAATGCCTATAAGCAGGCTTGATCAACTTAGGGCGCAATCCGAAGCAAAAGCGTCTCAAGCAACACAAGAACAGCAAGGAGCACTTGATTTGCTTAATAAGCAACTTGAGAGCGAAACAACAAAACGCAATCTTGCTCAACAGAGCATGGAACAAGAGGCAAATTTAGCCAAATCAAGAGGCTATCGTGCTGGGGCTTTGAGAATGGGCATGGGCGTAATTGGTGGGGCGACATTGGCTCCAGATGTTTATGGCATGTACCAGAAGTATGCAAACAAAAAGACGCCGCTTGATTCTGTTGATACGGGCGTAGATGTTGGGAAGATTGCAGGCGACCTCATGATGATGTTTGGAACCCCAAGACTTGGCGCACTTGGCGCTGGCTTACAAATTCCTTGGGCCGTTCACAACCGGGAGGCTTTGCTCCGAGGAATGACAATGGGAGACATCAACCCCACTGCATTCCCCAGAGGCTTAGAGCCTGCCTACGACGAGAACGCCCCGCCTCCACGTTAAAGGTTGCCGCGCTTCTCTCGCAGGGCGTTGGCAACCTCTGAGTTCAAGCTGGCAACAAAGTCGATGCACATCTCTCGCTCAGTGCGGACGATGGCTGGCATTGCCGCCATGACAAACGCATTGGCAAGCTTCACAAGGTCTTCTTCAAGGAAGTTGTGATTCTCCTCAAGGTGAACCTTTCTGAAGGCATCTTTGATCTCTTCAGTGGTGAGATACAAGTCTTTCATTTTTTGCTCCGATTTTTACTGCGCCGCGCCATGATCTTTTTGCCTTCAGGCGTTTGAGTCCAGTGCGGCTTTTTGGGTTTAGAAACTTCTTCTGGAGCAACAGCCTTCCAAGCGTAGTTGTGCGTTTGTTTATTTTCACTAGATCGAGCAATAGGCTTAATCGAATCTGAAATTGATTCCATTAAATTTTCTTCTGCCTCAAGAAATCTATTGTCCAATTCTTCATAATAATTGAACAATGCTTCACGAATGAAATTTAATTCATCTTTTGAAACTCTAACTGTAATATCCATTTTTTTCTCCTTAACTGAACCAAAGATAGAAGCCATGCAAAATCCCGATTGGAAAGAACAAGGCCCCAGCGATTAAAAAGCCCCACATTGAATGCGAGAAGCAGGTGAAGATGTGCGTGAACCATGCGAGGACGCAGGCCCAGCCAAAGATGTATCCCATGTCACTCTTCCAATGCAAGCTGGGGTTGCTCTGGGTCGCGGTAGTTCTCAACCTGAGCACCAGATTGCAACGCACTGATCAAGTCATCCTGTGATGCCACACGGACTGTGAACAGGTGGTTTGCCACATGAGTCAGCGCCTGCTGGCGGACTGATGCTTTAACCAAGCGGACTTTGTTGTCAGGTGTACCGACGATGTAAACACGTTGTTGAGTTGCCATGATGATTTCCTTATTCATCTAAACCAGTTTTTGCATACCAGAACACGAGCAAGGCATCGAACATTTTCCACGCCCGTTTGAGTTCCTCTTTTGTCCATTCCTTGACGTACACCAAGCCGGGTTGGGTCACGGAAACAAACACGTTGGCGCACCTTGCGTGCGGAATATCCAAACCCATGGCGTAGGCCACCAGTTGCATGGGCAATTCGTCGTAGAGGGCAATGTCTGCCCCGTTGGTGAATTCCTTGGTCTTGAAGTCCAGCACAATGCCGTCGCCATTCTTGGAATACAGGTCGATCTTGCCCCCGTACCCGCGTCTGGCGGCAAAGGCGGTCTCGGTATGCCACTCAGGATTGCCAAACGCCTCCCTGACGGCCTGATCGACACCCGCCTGATGCTCAGCATGCTCGGCGGTCATTACGCCGCTGTAGAACTTCTCCAGCGACTCGTGGATGGCGGTTCCACGCTCTGCCGCCTGCTTGGCCTGCTCTTTCGAGTCCTTCTGAATGCGGGCAATGAACTGATCCTCTGGCTCACCGTCGGCCCTTGGGAGGGTCAAAGCCGCCATCATCATCTGGTTCATTTTCCAGGACTCAAGGCCGGGTTTTGCCATCACGCCCATGATGGTGGTCACCGAGGGCAGATACCCGTGCTTG